AGCCGTTTTCGTGTTCAGATATAAAAGCTACATCAAGTTTTGCTGAAACTAACTTTAAAATATCATCAGCATTATTTCCCCCATATCTCATAATATCAATAACTTCTTTTTTGTTATTTATAGCATAATGTAGGGTAGAACCATTGGCTTGAAATAAATTGCCGTATTTATTTGTTTTAACTTTTAATCCTTTTATCTTCTTATATTCAGATAATTTGATTTTTTCAGTAGGTCTATAATAGGTACTCATTTTAATAACTTTCCATTTTCAAAATAATATTTAGCATTTTTATTAATACTATCTCTAATAACTCTATATTGATCTACTATTTTTTCATCACATAACCAACATAGAGATAATTTTACCAAGTCTTTTGGATAATCTAATTGCATTTTAATATATGAAATTAATGCTTTTTCACTTTCTAGGGCTTTCTTCCATACCGAGCATTTAAACCATTCTTGCTCTTTACCATTATCAAAAGTCGCAATAACATCAATTTTTAAATTATCTATAATTTTACGAGGATTTTCTTCTTCTTCAAAAACAACTTTCATTTGTTCTTCTAGTTTATTAAGGGGATTTATAGGTTTATCTGTCATTTATTCATCATTTTTAATTCTATAAATAAAAAGCCCAATAATTGCTATCATTATTGAACTACAATAAAAGCCGATTTTTATATATTGTTCATCAACTTGACCGATAAAAATAAAAAAATTCCAGCATATTAATAGTAATGTAAGTTGTAAAATTCTCATTTTTTCTTCTTCTTTTTTAGTTTTTTAAGTATTTTATTTGCGTATTCTTGATCTTTTTTACTTCCAAATAATCCTTTTTCCTTGCTCTTTTTAACGTCAATGAGTTTATTATTTTTATCTACTGTAAATGTTAGCATTACCATTATTTAAGCCCCCTTATTCACTAAATAAACCCCGCAATCATAGTCAATACAAGATATTTTAAACCCTAAATGGTTTAATATTTTTTCAACTGAACTAAAACCACAAGCCCCGTTAATTTGTGGAATTGTGTGCTTTTCTGTCGGTAGCTTGGAAGATTGTTTGTAAAAATCTTGATACCTTTCAAGCCCTAAACTTTTGCCTTCTTCTTCTCTTTTTATTATTTCTTTTGAAGGTTGCCAATTAGGGTCGTGATAAGTCAAGCCGTAAAAATCTTGTTTAAATTTCAACAAGTCTTTTTCAAACTCTTTTTCTATCCAAGACCCGAAACAAGTCCCTTTCATATCATAACCCCCGCCATTGCAACGGGCTTTTTTTTCACTATCAACAAGTAAAGTACAAACATTATACCCGTAGCTATCTCTCGCCTTGCTAGTAGTCCATTTAAATTTTAAATTATACATATTAAAAACCCCCTATAAATTGATTATAATAGCATTGGTCACTTAAAGCACATAAAACCCAAAACATTGACCAAAAAAAGCCAATAGTTAAAAAGATCATAAGCACATTAAATATTATTTTTATAAATTTAATCATATTCAAATCATTAACATTAGTTAATCATATGTCAATATATAAAATAATTATTTTTTTAATGTTCTCTAAATGTTCTATTGACTTTAATAAATTACTTAATTAAGGTTAATTTAATATAAACTAATAAAAAGGGCTAAAAATGACATATATAATAATAACAGTTGGTTTATTCATTTTCGGGCTTTTAGCTTATCTTGGAATAGCTGGGACTTTTGAGGCAATAGACTTTCAAAATGAGTTAATAAAAGAAAGGGCTAAAAATGATAAGTAAAAAACACTTTGAAGCTATTGTGAAAATACTAGCTGACAATAAATATAAAGAACATACGGATTTATTAAATGATTTCTGTAATTTCTTTAAATCTGAAAATCCAAATTTTAGCAATGAAAGATTTTTAGATAAATATAACAAATTAACAGCTTTGATTGATGTTAAAAGAATTAACACAATGTTTGAAAGACCCGAAGTAGTCTATAAACAAGCCGTTAATACTTTAAAAAGAAAAGCATTTAAATAAACCAATAAAAGAACAGAAAGCCCCTACCTTAAAAAGTGGGGGCTTTTTGCATTTCGGGGGCTTTAGCTTTTAATCCTGTAAAACAATCAATAACCCTTAATAATAAACAGAATACCAATAGCTATAAGTGTAGGTATAAGACTACCTTAATAGGTTAAATAGCTTGATATATAGCTTTAAACACCCCTTAACACGCACACACACACGCACTTGGAGCAAGGGCAAGGGGTAGTCCACCCCCTTTATATGTGTTGATGTGTGTCTAGTTCTATGAATTGTTGACCCCTTGTAGATTTAAAGACACGCCCACGCTACAAGCTACGAAGAAAAAAAAGAAAAGATCAAAAAAAAGACCCCCTACCCCCAAAGTCTGCGACTTTCTTCATTATTAGGGATTACTTCACGCAGCGGTGGGAAAAGTTTAATATTAACTTATGTTAATAGGTATAAGGACTATATTTTTTTTTATCATTTGTTATATAATGCACTAATGAAGATTAGATACTATCACGTAGCTAAAAATCGCTGGTGGGGATTTGCGATAGCTATGGCCAGTATATTTATCCTGTCAGATGCTAGGTGGTTTTATAATGGTATAGCACAAGTGATAGGATGGGGATTGGCTAGTATTTCTTGTGGATTTTGGGTATATATAGGGATGAAGGATAAAGATATTCCCCGAACTCTTATGGAGTTGATGTACTTTGTATTAGCAATAAGGGCAGTATTTAATTGGTTACAATGAAAGATTTTATTTTATATTTACTAGAAAGATATGGTCGCAAGATAAGCGATTGGGCTTTTAATAAACGCTTGGGTAAACGTGATTCTAATGAATGGATTAAAGGATATAGAAAATGGAAAAATAATGACTAATTTTCCATATGATATAACAATGATGGCAATGTTTATATTTATAACCTTATATTTATTAATGCGTGGATTAGGATGGATTATTTAATGTATAAACCTTTACCCGATAATGTAACAATTAAAAATTCAGGAATTGATGGATTAGGATTATTTACTAAAGAAAATATTAATCGGGGTACTAATCTAGGAATGAGCCATTTAAAGCTAGGAGAGAAAATCTTTAGAACTCCATTAGGAGGATTTATTAATCATTCTAATACTCCGAATTGTGTTAAAGCAGAACTTCGTTTTACCAATGAAGATGATCCTAAATTATCATTTGATTATAAAAAATGGAATTTAATCGTTATTGATGATGTTAAAGAAGGAGAAGAATTAACAGTTAGGTATACCTTTTATAAGATATGAGTAATTTAGAAAAAGCAGTTAAGATTGCAAAAGAATTAGAAAGACGTAAAGCTACGAATATTATGGCTGATTATAAGCCATATGAATATCAAAAGAAGTTTCACAATACAATCGCATCACAAAGATTGTTAATGGCTGGTAATAGGGTCGGCAAGTCCTTTAGCGGGGCTATGGAAATGGCGTACCACGTGACGGGAAAATACCCAACGTGGTGGGCTGGTAAACGATTTAACAGACCCATTCGTGCTTGGGCAGGGGGCGTTTCTAATGAAACGACTAGGGATGTTTGCCAGAAAGAACTTGTCGGTCAGCCAGACGATCCATCTGCGAAAGGTACGGGTACAATACCTTTAAAATATATTGGTGAAACTGTAAGGAAAGCAGGTGTACCTAATGCTATAAACTCATTAGTCGTAAAGCACGTAACGGGTGGATATTCTCGTATAGGATTTAAAGCATACGAAATGGGTAAAGAAAAATGGATGGGTGAATCCGTAGATGTCATATGGTTGGATGAAGAACCACCTACAGGAATTTATACACAAGCATTAACTCGTACAGCCGATAAAGGGGGTATCGTATATATGACGTTTACACCTGAACAAGGAATGACAGAAACAGTAGCACAGTTTGTAAATGATTTAAAAAAAGGACAAGCATTAGTACAAGCTACGTGGGATGATGCACCTCATATGACAAAAGAAGTAAGAGAACAAGTATTACAAGCATTGCCACCTCACGAAAGAAAAATGAGAGAAAAAGGAATACCACAATTAGGATCAGGGTTAGTTTTTCCGATTGTAGAAGAAGAAATATTATGTGAACCAATGGATATGCCTAGTCATTGGCCTAGACTATGTGGAATAGATTTTGGTTGGGATCACCCTACAGCTTGTGTATGGATAGCTTGGGATAGGGATGTAGATACAGTTTATGTATATGATAGCTATTCAATTCGTCAAGAAACAGTACCTGTCCATTCATCAGCTATTAAAGCAAGGGGAAGATGGATTCCAGTTATTTGGCCACAAGACGGCAGACAAGCTGATAAAGGATCAGGTAAAAATTTAACTGAACAGTATAAGAAGGAAGGTGTGAATATGTTAGGAGAATGGTTTACAAATCCACCTCAACAAGGAATGAAAGAAGGTACAGGAGGTAATTCAGTAGAAGCAGGAATAATGGAGATGCTTACTCGTATGCAAACGAAAAGGTTGAAAATCTTTAAAAATCAAAGTAAACTGTTAGAGGAGTTAAGGATGTATCATAGAAAAGATGGAAAAATCGTACCTATGAATGATGACTTAATTTCTGCTATGAGATATTGTATAATGTCATTAAGGAAGGCAAGAATTAAAAATTATGAACCATTACAGAAATTTACAGATTCAGAATTTAATGTTTTTGCTAGATAATTAAGGAAGGATATATGGGAGGAGCAATCAGAAGAATTACAAGAGTATTTTCGCCACCACCAGCACCAGCACCTGCACCTGTTCAACAGGTTGTAGCGGCTGCACCTAAACCTACTGTTTCTGGAACACAGAAAGTAGCTAAATTAAGAGGACAAGGTTATGGTACTGGAACTGTTATGACGGGTGCAACGGGTATTGAAGAAGAAGCAAATGTTTCTAAAACAATGCTAGGCGAAGGTATTACGAAGAAGAAAAAGAAATACGCATAGTGATAGAAGCCGTTACAGATGAAAAATGGAAACAGTCTGTAGGTGATTACGTCAAATCAAAAGCCCATATTTATCAAGATTTAAAGGATAATTATTCATTTATAGGTTTTGTAGAAGATAATAAAGTTTTAGGAGGTTTGTTATTTTCTGATTATGATGGTCATAATATTTGGGTACATCTAGCTTTATCATCGCCTAGAGTATGTAAAAGGAGTTTTATTAAAATGTTATTTACATACTGCTTTATTCAGTTAAAATGTGATAGAATAACGGCTATGTGCATTAATGGTTATAAAAGAAACGAAAGATTGTTAAAAGGCACAGGATTTGTTAAAGAAGGTAGAATAAGAAGATTTATGAAAGTAAATGGAAAATTTGTAGATGGAGCATTATACGGAATGTTGAAGGAGGAATGTAAATGGGTTTAAAGCAACCAATGATGTATGAAATGCCACCCCCACCAGCAGTTGATCCAGAAGTGGCAAAAAAAGAAGCAGAATCAACAGCAAAATTAGAAGCAGAAAAAAGGAAAGCTATTGGGTTAAAGAAAAAAGGAATGGCTGGAACTATTCTTACAAGTGGTCAAGGTCTTGAAGATGAAGCATCTGTAGGTAAATCTGTATTAGGTAGTAAATATTAATGGCAAAATTTGAGTATATACAAAAACGATTAAATAAAATGTCGTCTGACAGAAGTACGTGGGAAGATCATTGGCAAGAAATTTTAGATTATGTAATGCCACGTAAAGCAGATATTACATTTGTTCGTTCTAAAGGAGAAAAACGTACAGAAGTTTTATTTGATTCAACAGCAATCACAGCTAATAATCTTTTAGCGGCAAGTTTACAAGGAACATTAACATCACCTTCGTTACCTTGGTTTTCATTAAAATTAAGAAATGAAGAAATTAATAAGGTAAGAGATGTTCAAATCTGGTTAGAAGATACAGCACGTAGAATGTATGCTGTATTTAATGAATCTAATTTTAATACAGAAGTTCACGAAATGTATTTAGATTTATGTTCAGTAGGTACGGCTGCAATTTTTGTA